GTGAGTGCGGCGGCGATTGACGCAGGATTCGAGACCGAGACAGTGCTCGATTTCTGCCGGTCCCGCAGGGGGCGGCGCATCTGGCCGATCAAGGGGCAGAGCGGATTCGGCAAACCGGTCTGGCCCAGGCGGGCGACGATCGGCGGCAAGAATCGCGGCGAGTTGTACCTGATCGGTGTCGACGTGGCGAAAGAGAAAGTCTACTCGCGGCTGCGGGTGGAGCGCCCCGGCCCGGGGTATTGCCACTTCCCGCTCGACCGCGGGCGCGACTGGTTCGAGATGCTCGTGAGCGAGCGCATTGTTGTCGAGCGCGGCGTCCGCAAATTTGCAAAACCCGCCGGGGTGCGAAATGAGGCGCTGGACGCGCGCGCATACGCGCTCGCGGCCCTGCACTCGCTCTACATGGCAGGTTTCAAGCTCGATGCGCATGCGGCCGCGTTTGCGGAGAAGAGGGAGACATCGCCCTCGCCCGCCGCACGGCCGCCGGCGCGCCAGGTGATTCGATCGTCGTGGATGAGCAGGTAGCGCGATGGCATATTCCCAACAGCAACTCGAGGCTCTGGAGGCAGCGCTCGCCAGCGGCATGCTGCGCGTCTCGTTCCAAGGCCGCAGCGTTGAATACCGCAGCGTCGAAGAGCTCAAAAAGGCCATCGCCGAGGTAAAAGCCGCCTTGGCCGCGGCGGATCCGGCGCGGCCGAATTCCCGCGTGGTCCGGATTTACACGACAAAGGGGTTTTGATGGGCTACTGGCGGAATCTGGTGCGGGCAGCGATTGCGCCGATCGCCAGGCGCGCTGCAGGTTTCGAGGCCGCGGCATCGACGCGGCGCACGATCGGCTGGAGTGCCAGCACGGCCGGCATCAATGCGCTCATCACCGAGGGCGGCGATGCGCTGCGGGCGCGGTCGCGCGAGATTGTCCGCCGCAACGCCTGGGCGGCCAATGCGATCGAGAGCTTCGTCGGCAATGCGATCGGAGCAGGCATCAAGCCGCAGTCGAAACACCCGGATCCGGCGGTGAAAAGGCGCCTTCAGGAGCTGTGGCTGCGCTGGACCGACGAGGCCGACGCCGCCGGATTGACCGATTTCTATGGGCTGCAGGCCTTGGTCTGCCGCGCGATGATCGAGGGCGGCGAGTGTTTGGTCCGCCTGCGCGAACGCCGGCCAGACGATGGGCTGACAGTCCCGCTGCAGCTCCAGCTGCTCGAAGCCGAGCACCTGCCCACGACCAAGAATGAGAGTCTGCCCAACGGCAACGTCATCCGCGCCGGCATCGAGTTCGACAAGATCGGCCGCCGCGTGGCCTATCACCTCTATCGCGAGCATCCCGGCGAGAAGCCTCTGTTTTTCATGGCTGGCGATCTCGCGCGAGTGCCTGCCGACTCGGTCCTCCACATCTACAAGCCACTTCGTCCCGGGCAGCACCGCGGCCAGCCCTGGCTCGCGCAGGTGCTGGTGAAGCTCCATGAGCTCGATCAGTACGACGACGCGGAATTGGTCCGGAAGAAGGTAGCGGCTTTTCACGTCGGGTTTCTCATCGAAAACAACCCGGACGATCCAATTCTCGGCGCCAAGCCGGAAGCGGAAGACGGCGGCACTCCTCTGGCCGGGCTCGAACCGGGAACGATGGTGAAGCTGCGGCCCGGCGAGGATGTGAAGTTTTCCTCGCCATCCGACGTGGGAGGCATGTACACGGACTTCATGCGCGTGCAGTTGCGCGCCATCGCCGCAGGCCTCGGAATCACCTACGAGCAACTCACGGGGGATCTGGAGCGCGTGAACTACTCCTCTATCCGGGCAGGCCTGCTCGAGTTCCGGCGCCGCTGCGAGCAGTTCCAGCACCAGGTCATGGTCTATCAGTTCTGCCGCCCGGTGTGGAAGGCGTGGATCGAAGCTGCTGCGCTCGCCGGCGCGATTGACGCGCGCGACTATGCTCGGAGGCCCGAAGCATACCTCGATGTTGAGTGGCGGCCGCCATCCTGGGCGTGGGTTGATCCGCTCAAGGACATGAACGCCGAGGTCACGGCCGTGCGCGCGGGCTTCAAGCCGCGCAGCGCCGTCATCAACGAGATGGGCTACGACGAGGAGGAAGTGGACCGCCAGGTGGCGGCCGACAACGCGCGCGCCGATTCGCTTGGCCTGACGTTCGACTCTGATCCGCGCAAAACCACAGCATCGGGGCGTCCGGCCGACCAGCCCGCAGGCGGAACCAGCGACAACACAGCCGGCGATAACGCGATGTCGATGAAGGGAATGACCGTGGTTTACCGTGATTTGCCTGAATTGGCGCTCCCGATGAACGGTTCGCACCGTTTCAATGCGGAATGATTTCATGTCGCATCTCCACCATGTTGCCTCGCGCGTGTTCAACACGCCGCTGATGATCGACTCGAAGAAGCTGGCGGCGATCCTGGCAGTGCTGGCCCCCCGCTTGAATATCGAGCCGCCCGCGGTCGAAGCGGCGCTGCTCAGTGAGCAGCGTTCCCGCAAACCGTACGCTGTGACGGACGCCGGCATCGCCGTGATCGAAGTGTCGGGCAGCCTGGTCAACCGCGCCTCTGGCATGGACGCGCAGTCGGGGCTCACCTCATACGAGCAGTTGGGGAACGAGATTCTCGATGCCGCCACCGACCCGCAGGTCCGGGGAATCTTGCTGCGCTTCGACAGCTACGGCGGCGAGGCCAACGGCGCCTGGGACGTGGCCGGCCTGATCGAGGAGGCCGCGCGCATGAAGCCTGTGTGGGCTTCGGTCGATGACTGGGCCTTGAGCGCTGGATACCTGCTCGCTTCCGCAACGGACCGTATCTGGGTCACCCGTACGGGCGGCGTCGGCTCGGTGGGCATCATTGCGATGCATGTGGACCAAAGCGGCTGGGACGCGGCGAACGGCCTGCGCTACACGACGATCTTCGCCGGCCAGCACAAGAACGACTTCAACCCGCATGAGCCGCTCTCCGACGGGGCCCGCGAGGTGCTCGTCGCAGAGATCAACCGGCTCTACGGAATGTTCGTAGATGCCGTGGCCCGCAGGCGCAATCTCAGCGCCGAGGCTGTCCGAGCCACGGAGGCCGGGGTCTTCTACGGCGAGGAGGGCGTTGCGCGAGGCTTCGCCGACCGCGTGGGCACGTTCCGCGACGCGCTGGCCGCGATGACGGAGTCATTGTCCAAACCCAAGTTCACGAAAGGAGGCACACCAGTGTCTGAAACTACCCAGGCGGCTGTCAATCCGCCCGTTCCCGATCTGGCCGCAATCGAGGCCGAAGCCCGTCGGAAGGGCTTCGCCGAGGCTGCCGAGATCGCCGCGCTGTGCAAAATCGCAGGCAGGCCGGCGCTGGCAGGCGATTTCATCGCGCGCGGATTGTCCGTGCAGGATGTCCGCAACGAGTTGCTCGCAATGCGGGCCGAGGCGGACAAGGAGGAAATCATTTCGCATGTGCTGCCCGAAACCGGCGCGACGCCGGCGGCGGACATCGAAAGCAACCCGGTGGTCAAGGCCGTCAAGACCTTGATCAGCGCGAGAGGAGGAAAGTAACCGATGCCTGTTCAAGCCGAACCGAACTACCTCGGCGACTGGCTCAAGTTCGAGGAAGACAACAACTACAGCCGCGACAAGGTCACCGTCGCCAGCGGCCAGAATCTGGCGGCCGGCACCGTCGTCGGCGTTATCACCGCCAGCGGCAAGGTAACCCAGCTTGCGCCGGGCGCCAGCGACGGGTCGCAAAACGCGGCCGGCGTCTTGCTGAATGCCGTTGACGCAAGCACCGGCGACAAGCCGGGCGTGATCATCGCGCGTCATGCAGTCTGCTCGGACAAGGGGCTCGTGTGGCCGGCCTCGATCACCGGCCCGCAGAAGGCCACGGCAATCAGTCAACTCAAAGCCCTGGGCGTGCTTGTCCGGGAAGGAGCGTAACCGATGCTGAATCCGTTCACGAATAATGCCTTCAACATGGTCGCGCTGACCGCGGCCATCAACAAGATCCCCAACAACTACGGCCGTCTTGAGCAGCTCAACCTCTTTCCGGCCGTCGGGGTCCGCACCCGCACCATCCTCATCGAGGAGATGAACGGAGTGCTCAACCTGCTGCCCACGCAGCCCGTCGGCGCGCCGGGCACCCTTGGCGTCCAGGGCAAGCGGAAGGTGCGGTCCTTCGTGATCCCCCACATCCCGCACGATGACGTCGTGCTGCCGGAGGAAGTCCAAGGCATCCGCGCCTTCGGCTCGGAATCCGAGATGGAGGCCATCGCCACAGTCGTCGCCCAAAAGCTGGAGACCATGCGCAACAAGCATGCGATCACGCTGGAATGGCTCCGCATGGGTGCGCTGAAGGGCGTGATTCTCGACGCCGACGGCTCGACGCTGTACAACCTCTACACGGAGTTCGGCATCACGCCGAAGACGGTCAGTTTCGCGCTGACCAACAGCGGCACCGACGTGCTCGCGAAGGTCCTTGAAGTCAAGCGGCACATCGAGGACAACCTCAAGGGCGAATTCATGACCGGCGTCATGTGCCTGTGCTCGCCTTCGTTCTACGATGCGCTGACTGGCCACGCCAAGGTCAAGGAAGCCTTCATGTACTTCCAGCGGTCCCAGAACCTCGGCGGCGACTACCGCACGGGATTCACCTTCGGCGGCGTGACGTTCGAAGAATATCGCGGCCAGGCCACGGATGCCAATGGGGTGGTGCGGAAGTTCATCGAGGATGACGAGGCGCATTTCTTCCCGGTTGGCACAGCGAACACTTTCCGGACGTTCTTCGCGCCGGCCGACTTCAACGAGACGGCGAATACCATCGGGTTGCCGCTCTACGCGAAGCAGGAGCCGCGGAAATTCGACCGCGGCACGGACATCCACACGCAGTCGAATCCGCTGCCGATCTGTTTGCGGCCGGAGGTGCTGGTCAAAGGGACGAAGGCCTGAGCATGAGCCCCTGGCAAGCGGCTGTGAATGAGCTCAATGCCGCGGCGGTGGGGATCTTCGGGAAAGAGGTCCTCTACCTGCCAGAAACCGGAGGGCAGGTCTCTGTCCGCGCGGTATTGGAGGAGGCGCGCCAACCAGATGACACCACGCCTGGCGTCTGGGCCGTGCTCTTCGTGCGCGTGGCTGATCTGCCCGCTCCGCCAGTGGCCGGGGACGAGCTCGAAATCGACGGCGCGCGCTACAAGGTCGATGACATCGCGGCCGATTCCGAGGGTGGCGTCATCTTGCGCGCCAGGAGGCGCCAGTAATCATGGCAACTGTTCGCGTCTACCAGAAGCGGCAGCTGCGGCTGGATCTGCTGAGCTTCAAGCAGCGGCAGATGTATGAACTGGGCAACGTTGGGGTGGCGGCGGTCAAACAGCGCGTGGCCGCCGCCATTGGTCCGACAGACGCGCCGGCCAAGCCGCTCTCCAGGGGATACGCGATCTGGAAGACGAAGCAGGGAAGGGGTAATCGCAGGAATCTGACGTTTACCGGGGATATGCTCCGGAGTTTTGAGGTTCGAACAGTGAGCGAAAACCGGGTCAAGGCTACGGTCACCGGTCGCTCCTCCATCAAAACAATCCGCAACAGGCGCGGAACCCTCGTCGGGGTTCCAAACGTGGTGAAGGCCTTGGCGAACCAGAAAATCGAGCCGTGGATGGTCTTCTCGCCGAGGAATCGTGAAGCTGTTGCAAAGGCGGCGCAAAGGATGCTTGAGCAGATGAAACCGCGGCTCATCCTAGAGCGCGCGCTTGGCGGCAGACAGCGATGATCAACGCAGCAGAGCTGATTGACAACCTGGTCGCTTTTCTCAGGGACATCCCTGACCTGGTGGCCGAGATGGAGGGCAATCCGGAGCGCATCTTCGCCTATCACCATCGGTACCCGAAGCAACGCAGCCTCGACGAGGCGAAGCATGGGATGCCGGCGCCGGGCATCATGGTGGCCCATCTTGGCCCCCGCCCTGGCTCTCTGGGCGGGGTCACGATGTGGCATCACCGGGTGACGTTGTACCTCCGGACGCGGGAGACGTTCGAGGGCGATCCTCCCGGGGGGCTACTACCGGCTCTGGCGGCTGATTTCCGACGGCATCGCAACATCGCACCAGCAACCACTGCTGTACGCGGCGATCCACCCGGCGTGCGAGCTGGTCGATCTGCCAGAATTCGCCTTTCAAAGCGATGCCGAGGGTCTGGATTACTGTGAGTGCGTATTGGAATTCCGGGAGAAATGACATGGCTGAAACGGTCAAATTGCGCTCGCCGGACGGCGAAGTGCGAGAAGTGGAGGCGACGGTCGAATCACTCAGCCCGCTGATGGCTCGCGGTTGGGTGCAGGTAGAGGAAGACGGAGGAGAGGATGCCGGCGAACATTCGTGAAACGAAAATCGGGTTCGGGTACAAGACGCAGACCGACCTGCAAACGGCCAACGCGGCAGCCGACATCTGGAGCCTGACGAAGACCAATGCCACGTTGGCCGGAATCTCGCTGGTCACGGAAGACGATGGTGCTGAGCTCGGCAAGGGGCATGAGTTCCCGACGCAGATTTTCCCCTCGCACTACGAGGTGCGGTTTCCGATCGAAAAATACCTCTCCAGCGAGATTGCTGCCTGGGTGTTTGCATTCGGGCTTGGCAATCGCGTGAAAAGCGGCACGTCGCCAGCGTTCACGTACACGTGCACCCCTCAAAACCCGGTGACTGCCGGCATCGAGCTTCCAGCTTTCTCATTCATCGAGACAATCAGGCAGGGCGCAAGCGCGGTGCTCGATCGGATGGCCGTGGGCTGTGCCGTCGAAGATTTCACGATCTCGATTGGGTCCGGCCCCGGACGCGCAAACTCGCGCATCACAATCAACTGCATCGGAAGCGGCAAGCTGGTCGAGCCGAGCGGCATCACGCTGCCCGCGCCGACAGCGGAGCATAGCCTCCCGGGCGCCAGCGCGCAGGTGACGATCAACGGGGTGAACTACGTCAGCAACCGGAACCTGGTGTCGCTTGAGTTCGGATGGAAAAACAACATCCGGCAAGGCTTCTTCCCGGGGAGCGGCACCCAGGATAACGCGGCGATCCAGGGCCGGCTGGAATTCGGCGATCGCGAGGCCAGTCTCAAGTTTGTCGCCCGCTTTGAGAGCGGCTCGACCGAGCTCACGAAACTGCGCCAGCAGACGACAGGCACGGCGGTGGTCAGCCTCCAGGGGGCACTGATTTCCGGCACCGATTACCACTCGATGAGCGTCACGTTCCACAAAGTGGGCTTCCGCACGGCTGTGGTCGGCGACACCGACGGGATCGTCACTGTCGAAGTGGAATGCCGCCCCATGTGGGATGAGACCAACGGTCTGTTAACGGCCGTCGCCAAGTGCAGCCAGGACAACATCGGGAGCTGATTATGTTTGATGCCAGCAAGCCGATCATTATCAAGCTCAACACGCCCGAAGGCGTAAAGCCGGTTCGCGTGCGATTCCCGACGGACGACGAGTGGATCGAACGCCAGAAGAAGCGGAAAGTCATCGTGAAGCAACTGGGGCGCGGGGTCTCCGAAACAACGATCCCCGACTCGGCAGAAACCGACGCGGCGCTGCTCGCCAAGATTCGCTTGGCCGAAGAGGATGCGCCCGAGGTGGACGCCTTCGAGGCCAGCCGCATCATTGAGCAGTTGAGCCAGGCCGATGTTGACGACGTGGTCCAGGTGGGCGACGGTTTCCGGGTGACGATGCGCGTCCTCGGTGGCACGGTGACACATCTTCTCAAGATGCCGTCGGCGAAAGACGTCTTCGAATACCGCCGCGGCTTCGCACGGGTGCTTGATCTGCCCTACAACCGCCAGGAACTGATCATCAACTTGGCCCCGGCAGCGACGCTCTACAAGAAGCTGGTGGAATCGACCGAAGGCTACGCGGGCGAGGTCCCAATCATCCACCAGGCTGTCGCCGTAAAAGCCGCCATCGACGCCCTCGACGGCGCCTTCGAGGAATCGTCCGACCCAAACTGACATGCGGGGAGTGGCCCGAGCGGCCCTCCCTGCGGTTCCTGGTCCACTGGGCGCTGAGGCGCGATCAACTGTGCGACCCGCGCTTGTGTCCGGACGCGCCTGACGACGGAGGCCGGTGCGGAGACTGCCCATTGGACAAGCTCGACGCGGCCCAATCATCCGAGACTGGACAACTGCTGCGGCGCGTGCTGGATCTGCGCGCGGCGCTGAAATTGGGCTTCCGGATCGGCCTCGACGAGATCAGGGCCGACGAATTCGCGGCGCTGATGGTGGTGGAAGACGAACAGCAGCAGCTGGAGGCAGAGCAGGCACATGGCAGCCACGGCCCTCATGCTGACCACTGAGGACGTCCAGGTTCAGCCCCGCCGGCGGCGTGGCGGTGCGCGCGGCCCGAGCCGCGCATTGCAACTCGTACGAGAGCGGATGGATGCCGCGGACTGGCGCCCGCGCATCATTCGCTTGCGGGAGCCTGAGCCGGCCCAGCTGCCCTACGAGGAGTTCTGCCCGGGCGCATTCGCCGATGAGCACTGCACGCATTGCAGCGGATCCGGGATACGAGCCAGTCGAGCCGGACTCAAGCAGGAGATCTGTGCATGCGTCTACCGCTGCATCGCTCGCCGGTGCACGCACGAGTATCTGCTGATCGAGCACATTCCCAAGCCGATCCCGGCGCGACGCAGGGCCGTGTTCTTCAGCATGCCCCGGCATGAGTGGGCAGCCGACTTCTGGATGCTGGTGCAACGCGAGCTGGCGCCCAAGGATCTCGCCATTTGGTTCGACATGAGAATCCTGCAACTGCCATGGCGCGATGTGGTGAGGCGCGCACGGGTGGACCGCGGGACTCTGTTCCATGCGCTGTACCGAGCCGAGGCGACCATCGGCAAGGCCTGCCTCTGGCTGAAGCCTCACAGTCTGTGGCCGCCGAGAGTGTACTGTGGCTGACAATCGTCTGGAACTCGTGGTCGAGGTGGACACCAAGTCCGCCAACGCCAACATCAAGAGCGTGAATTCCGCGCTCGGCTCGATGGAGCAGGCAGCCGTGCGCAGCGCGCGCGGAGCCTCGCAGGGCATCGACGGGATGACG